GATAACTTATATTTATATCTATAACATTACAAACTATTAAATGAAAATACAAAGTCCCATATTTTCGGGTTCGATAATTCAATCGGCAAATGCCTATGCAAATTTAAGTGGTTCATTCACTGGGTCTTTTACTGGTTCATTTAAAGGTCAAATTGAAGTAAATACTGCTACTTTTGAAAACTTAACAGTTACAAGAACAATAACTGTTGGTACATTATCAACGGATAGACAAAGAATTACTGGTTCTGTGTTTATAAGTGGTTCGGAGCAAGTTCAAGGTAGTATAAATGTAATTGATGGAGGACAATTTCAAGTAGATGGTGTAAACGTATTAGATACCGCATTAGCTTTTGCTATTGCATTAGGATAAAAAAAGATGGCAAATATATTTAAAAATAGTATAACTGGTTCAATTGGTTCAACGGGAGTTGGGGTGTACACTGTACCATCTGCAACTACAACAACGGTAATTGGTGTAAATGTGGCTAATGTAGCTTCACAAAACATATCGGTTAGTGTAATGTTGAGAGATACTTCGGCAAATAAAGCAGTATTTTTAGTAAAAGATGCTTTAATTGTACAGGGTGGTTCAACGGTATTAGTTGGTGGAGAACAAAAAGTGGTAATGGAAGCAAATGATTTACTTTCGGTAACATCCTCATTAGCTAATTCAGCAGATGTGATTGTTTCAATATTAGAATTGACATAAAATAAAAAAACATAATTGAATGGAGTTCAACGGTAAAAGTCCCAATGGGTTAAATCAAAATAGTGTAAATAGTGTATCACTTTTTGTAAGTGGTTCATCTATTTTAACTGCTACTTCAGAATCGGTAAGTGTTGTTGGTAAACTAAGTGGTTCGGCCGTACAAACTTATCAAATTGGGACTCCAAACGGAGCAACATTACAAATAAATGCAAATTCACAATTTAGTGGTTCAGTATCGGCATCATTATTTACAGGAAATGGTAGTGGTTTAACGAATATCAATGCATCTTCAATTGGTGATTTGGATAGAATTAAATCAGGTTCAGCACAAGCAGTAATTTCACCAAATTTAGGATTAGTTGTAAATACAAATACAACGATAAGTGGTTCATTAAATATTAGTGGTAGTGAAAACATAAATGGTGGAAATTTAAACATAGTTAGTGGTGGTATTAATGTAAACGCACCCGATACTTCAATTTCAATAACCGCAACTACTAATGGTAGAACAATTGCAATTACACCATCTAATGGTAGAATAGATTCAACAAATGTAGATTTATATCTTAATAGGGCATCAACATCTAATGTAATTTTAGCAAATGGTGGTGGAAATGTTGGTATAAGAAAAACACCAACAACTCAATTTGATATAAGTGGTTCAACTTTTATATCTGGTGCACTAAGAATAACTGGTTCTCAAACTTTAGTGGGTAATTCAAGTGTGATTGGAAATCAAACCATCACTGGTAATGAAACAATAACTGGAAATTTAAGTGTTGGTGGTACAATAAACGCAACTGAATTAAAAGTAACTTATATATCATCATCAATTATTTTTTCATCTGGTTCAAACAAATTTGGTGATGCAAGTAACGATAAACAAGAAATAACAGGTTCGTTAGGTATAAGTGGTAGTTTAGCAGTTTCTGGTAGTGTTAGATTTGATAATACCAATGTAACTACCGATAATACAACGCAAGAATTCTTAGTACTTAATACAACTACTGGTGTGGTTGGTAGAAGAACTGCAGCTGCATCATCTGGTACTTCTGGTACTTCTGGAACATCTGGAACAAGCGGTAGTGGTGGTTCATCTGGTACAAGCGGTAGTGGTGGTACAAGCGGTAGTGGTGGTTCATCTGGTTCATCTGGTTCATCTGGTACGGATGGTTCGTCTGGTAGTGGTGGTACATCTGGTAGTGGGGGTTCTTCTGGAACAAGCGGAACTTCTGGTACTTCTGGTACTTCTGGAACAAGCGGTAGTAGTGGTACAAGAGGAACTGCTGGTAGTGGTGGTACATCTGGTTCATCTGGTTCATCTGGTTCATCTGGTTCTTCTGGTACATCTGGTAGTGGAGGTACTTCTGGAACTTCTGGTTCAAGTGGTAGTAGTGGTACTACTGGTTCATCTGGTACATCTGGTAGTGGTGGAACAACTGGTTCATCTGGTACAACTGGCTCTTCTGGAACGAGTGGTACATCCGCAACTTCTGGAACATCTGGTACAAGTGGAACATCTGGTACTTCCGGTACAAGTGGTATAACTGGAGCTGGTGGTTCATCTGGTAGTAGTGGTTCATCTGGTAGTAGTGGTTCTTCGGGAACTGCTGGTACTTCGGGTACATCAGGTACTTCTGGTTCTTCTGGAACTGTAGGTACTTCGGGTTCATCAGGTAGTAGTGGTTCTTCTGGAACTACTGGTTCAAGTGGAACATCTGGAACATCTGGAACGAGTGGTAGTAGTGGTGTAACTGGAGCTGGTGGTGGTAGTGGAACTGCTGGTAGTGGGGGTTCTTCTGGAACATCTGGAACAAGTGGTACATCTGGTACACGCGGAACAAGTGGAACAAGCGGAACATCTGGTTCATCTGGTTCTTCTGGTTCTTCTGGAACAAACGGAACTGCAGGAAGTGGAGGTTCATCTGGAACATCTGGTTCAAGCGGAACATCTGGTAGTAGTGGTTCAAGCGGAAGTAGTGGTTCATCGGGTTCAAGTGGAACAAACGGAACTGCTGGTAGTGGAGGTTCTTCGGGTACAAGTGGTACATCTGGTACTAGCGGTACAAGCGGAACATCTGGTACTTCTGGAGCATTATCTATAAGTGGTACAACCGATAATGGTGTAATTACTCTTAATGGTGCATCTCCAAACGTAACTGCGGAGGCTAATCTTAGATTCGATGGTACTACTTTAACGGTAACTGGAAATGAAACCCTTAGTGGCAACTTAACGGTTGGTGGTACAATCAGAGCACAACAAATATTAGTACAATATATTTCATCATCATTAATATACGCAAGTGGGAGTAACAAATTTGGTGATGCAACAAATGATACACAAGAATTCACTGGTTCGGTAGATATTAGTGGTTCATTAAGAATTCCAGCATATCCATCAAACCCAACGGGAACAAAAGCTGGACAAATATATTATAACACAGCTGATACAAACATATATCGATACAATGGTACAACTTGGTTAGCAGCAGCCGGAACATCTGGTAGTGGGGGTACAAGTGGTACTTCTGGAACAAGCGGTAGTAGTGGTACTTCCGGCACAAGTGGAACATCTGGTACTTCTGGAACATCTGGTTCAAGTGGTACAATGGGAACTGCTGGTACTGGTGGTACAAGCGGTACATCTGGAACTTCTGGAACATCTGGGACACGAGGTACTTCTGGAACAAGCGGTAGTAGTGGTTCATCTGGAAGTAGTGGTTCTTCTGGAAGTAGTGGTTCTTCTGGAGCAACTGGTGCTAGTGGAACAAGCGGTACTTCTGGAACTTCTGGAACAAGCGGTACTTCTGGAACATCCGGAACATCTGGGACACGAGGTACTTCCGGAACAAGCGGTAGTAGTGGTTCTTCTGGAAGTAGTGGTTCATCTGGAACAAGCGGTACAAGCGGTACATCTGGTTCTTCTGGTTCTTCTGGTTTACTTTCATTGACAGGTACAACTGATAATGGTGTAATTACATTAAACGGAACTGCTCCAAACGCAAGTGTTGAGGCAAACTTAACATTTAATGGTACAACTCTTGCGGTAACTGGAAACGAAACCATTAGTGGTAACTTAACCGTTGGTTCAACTGTAAATGGTGGATTTACATTAGATGTTAGTGGTTCTACTAGATTACGAAATGATGTAACAATAATCAGAGGTATAACTGGTGAGTACATTAGAGGTGGTAATGTTTATAATACAAAATTAACATTAGTTAGAAATCCCGGAGACCCCGCTGCTTATATAAGAATACATAATTCATACACAACTTATGGTCAACAAACATTATCAACTTATATTGAAAGTAGTTGGGATAATAATGGATATGGTGGTGAAGTGACTTTTATAGTGGGGGCATATAATCAGGGAACTGATATAATTGTACATCCATATAGTAGATTAAATAATACAACTATAAATAGTTTTATAGTAGGTGATACTGCAAGTGCAACTAATCCTGAAATATGGGTGTTTGTGCAGGCTTGTACTAGTGCTGCCGGAACTTTTAATGTATATTTGACAAGAGGTAGTTCAGTTACAACACTAACTGCACAAGCAACCCAACCAACATCTTTATTAAATAATACTAATTTAAAGAAAGTTGATATTATTGGTGGTAGAAATACTGTAATATCAACCGCACATACAATAATTACTGGTAGTTTAGGTATAAATCAAAACCCATCAACAACATTTGCATTAGATGTAAGTGGTAGTACTAGAGTTCAAAACTTAAATGTTATTGGAACTCAAACTTTAGTGGGTAATTCTACTATTACTGGAAACGAAACCCTTAGTGGTAACTTAACTGTTGGTGGTACAATCCGAGCACAACAAATATTAGTACAATTTATTTCATCATCTTTAATTTACTCATCTGGTTCAAATAAATTTGGTGATGCAACAAATGATACACAAGAATTTACTGGTTCGGTGGATATAAGTGGTTCATTGAGAATTCCAGCATTCGCAACAAATCCTGTTGGTACAAAAGCTGGACAAATATATTACAATACTTCAGATACAAACATATATCGATATAATGGTTCAGCTTGGTTAGCCGCAGCTGGTACTTCTGGTTCTGGTGGTACTTCTGGTTCATCCGGAACTTCTGGTTCATCCGGAACTTCTGGTACAAGTGGTACTTCAGGCACATCAGGTACGTCTGGTACACGTGGTACAAGTGGTAGTAGTGGTGCATCCGGCGCATCTGGTTCTTCTGGAAGTAGTGGAAGTAGTGGTACTTCTGGTGCATCCGGCGCATCTGGTTCATCCGGCGCATCTGGTTCATCTGGAAGTAGTGGTACATCTGGTGCTGGTACATCTGGTACGTCTGGAACATCTGGCGCTGGTACATCTGGTACGTCTGGAGTACTTGCTTTAACCGGTACAACCGATAATGGTGTAATTACATTAAACGGAACTGCACCAAACGCAACAGTTGAAAGTAATCTTACATTTGATGGTACTACACTAACAATAGCTGGTAATATTAACACAGGTCCTGGTGCAACTGAAGTTCATTTAATGAATCAAAATATTCAAACAACCGATTCTCCAACATTTGCTACATTAAATTTAACAAACGCTGGTAATGCAATAAACTTTAGTAATGCAAATGAAGTAATATTAGAGCACACATCAAATTCGACACCTGTTGCGTTTGATATGAGAAAAGGTGGAACTTCATTTAGTGATGATGGTACATATGGTACATTACATTTAACAAGAACAAATCACAATAACTCAGCAACATCAGTAGGTTCTAATTTACATTTCCAACTAAAAGATAGTGGTGGAACAATTAGAGAATATGCTGGTATTGGTGGCAGAAAAACTGAAGCTGGTGCAGCTGGAGGAGCATTACATTTCTATCGTTATAATAGAGCTGAATTAGGATATTGGAACGCTACTGGATTATATGCAACTGCGTTTTATGATTCGGCAAATACTGCTTATTATGTAGACCCTGCAACATTTACCGAATTATTTGGTGGTATAAGAAATAGTGGAGCACATGCTACTTCTCAAATAATTAATAGATTACCTGCTGCAAATAATGGAAATGGTACTGGTATTGTACAACTGCAAATGTGGTGTTCTGAACCTAATGTAAGTTGGGAAGGAGCTGGATTTGGATATAACGTAACAAACGATGGTGGTTCTCCTTCTGGATTTGGTAGACTAAATACTTCGTTTGGACAAGGTTATATGAGATTCGCTTCATCTGGGGATATATATTTCTACAATACTAACACATCTGGTACTAGAGTTACTAATATGGAGTTGTATCCAAACAATACTGTATTATTTAACAATTACGCAACGGGTGGTAACTCATTAAGAGCACCAATATTCTACGATAGTAACGATACCGGTTATTATACAGACCCTCGTTCAACATCTGTTCTTTGGGATTTAACTATTACCGGTGCATCAAACAAATACCTTTATATCAATCCAGGAAATGGATACGAAGCTATGGTTCGTTATAATGGTGGTAGTGGTAGTGGTTGGTATGTTGGTAAAAGAGTAACATCGCAATTAGTGGGAACTGAATCTTTCCATTTTTATTCGGAAGCTGCAGGTCAAACGGTTGGTGGTATAGATACTTCTGGTAATATGTTTGCTAGAGATTCGATGAGAGCACCAATATTTTATGATAGAGATAATACTGGATATTACGCAGACCCGTTATCTACATCTATATTTAATCAACTAAGATTTGGTACATCAACTAATACTGGTAGATTTGATGGGGAAAGTACATGGGGAGTTAGATTTAGAACAAATGATGGATATATTTGGTTTGGACCTGCGAATAGTGGACATGCACACATGTACACTGATAGACCTAATTTTTACTTTAACGTACCATTAACCGTAAACGATGGTTCATACATTAATACGGGAGATATTCGCTCAGCTATATTTTATGACAGAAGTGATACCGGATTCTATTTTGATGGAAATGGTACTACTAGATGGCAAGGAACTGATGATTACTCTAAAATGAGAATTGGTTTGACAGCCAAAGGTAACTTTAGAAGAAACGATTATACTGGAGATTCTAACTATTGGGTAGGTACAATGGGTTGGGGTACAACCGATTTTATTTCTGCATTTGGTTGGGGGTCTGGATTTATTGATACTTGGGGTGGTATTCCAAACTCTCCTGGTGATACATCTCACTATGTAGGTGTTCAGGCCCATCACTATGTAGCTGGGTATAATAACGGATATGGTATCCAAATAGTTGGTGGACCTATTCAAGGTTTATGGCATACATCTTATTGGAATACAAAACGTGCTTGGTATAAAATAGCAATGTATGGCTTGAACGAAAGTTCAGGTGTATTCTGGTCAACTATAATTTATGATTCAAATAATAGTGGGTATTATTGTGACCCGGATGGTACAACAAACTTAAATGTACTGAATTGTATATCATTGACAGAAACATCATCTATTAGATATAAAGAAAATGTAGTTAGTTTAAATAAATCATTGGATAAAGTATTATTATTAAGAGGTGTAACTTACAATAGAAAAGGTTCGGATGATACTGAAATTGGTGTAATTGCGGAAGAAGTTGCAGATATTGTTCCTGAAATTATTAACTTTACAAAATCTGGAGAAGCAGATTCGGTATCTTATGGAAGAATAACGGCATTACTAATTGAGGCAATAAAAGAACAACAACAACAAATAAATGAATTAAAGGCATTATTGGGTAAGTAATGTTTACAATAAAAATAAAAAATAACTATATTTATAATATATAATAAACGAATAAAATTATGGGATATACCTACGAATGGTCTGTAACAGGTATTAAAAAAGCAACTTCCGATAGTATCAATGATGCTGTTATTGGAACTAGATGGAAAGTGATTTGTACCGATATGGATGGAAATACTGGTGAATTTAGTGGAGCAACTCCATTTGATTTAAAAACAATTGATACGGGTAGTTTCATTGAATATGCTAATTTAACTGAAACTCAAGTATTAGGGTGGATTAAACATACGGTAAGTAGTTCGGCTGTAACAAATTATTGGGACCATATTCAAGGACAAATGGATAAACAAATCAATAGAAGTAAATTGTCTATTGCGGAAGTTAGTGATGTTAATTTACCATGGTCACCAACAAGCGGTTCTAGTGTAACACCACAACCACTAACACCAACTAATTAATAAAATATGCAAATAAATTATTCATACACACTTGTTGGAATCAAGAAAGTAAAATCATTTGATGGATTGGAGGATATTGTAGTAAGTGCTGATTTTATTGTTAGTGCGGAAATTGCAGGATTACCAAAGTTTGATTGGGCATTAGCAGATGTGCCGGTTGATACACCAAATGTTGAAAACTTTAAACCCTACGATGAACTAACCGAAGAAGAAATTATAAGTTGGGTAGAAAACTGCGAACCTATGGCTAATGTAAAGGCTAGTTTAAGAAGAGCTATTAATGAACAATTTACTAATAGAGAATATGTAGCATGGAATGGTTTGCCTACCTTAATGGAAACGCAAGACCCAATTATACCATAAACTATGAGATTATTAAACAGACAATTACACGGTATTACACGTACCCAATCTGCAACACGCGGATGGAAAGAATGTGTTTGTGGAAAAAGTAATGGAGGTTCATATCAAACTGTTGGTAGTTTAAGATTAGAAGTATCCGGTGGAAATCCTGAATTTTATTTTTCAACACTACAAGAGGAAACTGTTACCCATAATAATGGGGCTGATATACGATGGATAGCTTTTGCGCATGGATGGAGAGTTCAATCAAATGGTAATATTGATAACCCAACAGGTAATGGTGCTGCAAATTTTGTTGCATATCAACTAGAATTTAATGCTGGTAGTACAGATTGGTCTTATTGGGATGTAGGAAATAGAACAATAACGTGGAGAGCGTCAAGTGCAGCTGGAGTATCAACTACTATACATCGTGTGATGGTATATAGTGAAAGGATAGATTTAATAACATTATATTGCGTATAATATGGCAGTTTTACGTTCACTCGAAGGTATAAGAATAGATAGTAGTAACAACAACCAATGGGGGTCTAGAGTATATACCTCAACTAGAACTTGGGCACCGTATCAGTCTAATATTAATATGATACAAATGTATCAAAGTGGTGGAACAGGCACAAGAGAAGAAGTATCAGTACAATTAAGATGGGCAGCAATAAGAACGGAAGGTTCAAAAACAGAATTACCTATTCTTTACGCATCTGCAAGATTTTCTATGCAAACATATGGTGAAGTTGAAATGCGTTCTGGATTAGATTGGCATAGTTGGGGAGGTAATGGGATATTATTCCCATATGTAGGAAAAGGTGGTGCATCTATATTTATAGGGGCAAATAGTGGTATGGCTACGGGAGTAATTGGTTCGGTTTGGATAAATATATGTACTATGTCATTTTCAAATTTAGTAGTAAACGTTTTTAGTGATTAAATAATTATGGCAAGAATAACAGGGAATCAGGGATTAATTATGAATCAATCGAATAATAACTCTTATATGAGAGTATATTCACGCGGTAAAAATAATGTTGGTCCTTACCTTCGATTTAATATTTCTGGAGGAAATCCGCATCTACACATTATTGTTAAAACTTATATGTCATTTGTTCAAACAAATGGTTCTTCTGATTTTAATTCAGCATTGACAATATGGAATGCGTTATGGGTTGATACTGGTGGAAACACTTATGGTTTCAATGCTGGAAGTTGGACAAGTGGTGCAAATATAGATAGGGGTTGGAGTACATCATTTAGACAAGCCGACCTTTGGTTTCAGAGTCCTAGCAATGGTGGTTGGCCAGGGAGAGCAAGTATATCTTCCGAAATATTTTGTGATAGATGGGAGTTTGTAAGTATATCTAATCCATAATAGGTATCATTTAAAACAATAAAACAATAGTAAAACATCCCAAAATATATTTTTAATATAAAATTTATGTTTTGGGTATTTTGTTTATATTTATATGTGTAAATTGGAATACTTTTTACAAAATAACAAACATAGAATTTTAGAGATAAAAAAATGGCAGAAAGAATTGTATCACCCGGTGTATTCACAAGAGAAAACGATTTATCCTTCTTAGCGCAAGGAATCGGTGAAATCGGAGCAGCATTTATAGGACCTTTTAAGCAAGGACCGGCATTCGTACCAACGATTGTAAGAACTCAATCAGAATTTGAAGATATCTTCGGTACACCTGATGGGACATATTATACTGAATATGCAGTACAAAACTACCTTAGAGAAGCTGGTTCAGCAACTATTGTAAGGGTAGCTGGTACTGCTGGATATTCTCAAGTAGCACCTTTAGCAATATTTGCTTCTGGTTCATCGGCACAATCAGTAGGAACTAAACTAATTGGTGTATTACACTCAACTGCAGCTGGTGATGAGGGTGTTGGATTTACTGGAGCAAGTATAGTTAGTAATGATGCATTAGATGGTTCTTTTGTAATCAATGCATTGGTTGCTGGTACAAACGTATCCGCATCAATATTACCAACCGCAACAAACGATTTAGCTGATGTATTTGGTGAATCACCATTTGGAAGTAAAGCAGCATATGTACATTCTTATTTTGAGAATTTGGCATCATTCTACACAGGTTCTGCTGGAAATAACATTGTAATAACTAGAGTTGTATTACCAACTCAAGATTATGCATATGAGGCAAGTGTAGCATCAACACCATTTGTAGTATCTCAAGATATTAGTGGTGTTAGATATCCTCTATTCAGTTTCCACACATTAGGACATGGTAATGTTTATAATACTAAATTTAAAATTGGTATCTCTAATGTTAAGGCAGCTGGCGAAGATGGAGCAACGGATTATTCAACATTTACTGTAACTGTTCGTTCATACTCTGATACTGATAAAAGAAAAGTAGTTTTTGAAACATTTAATAATGTAAACTTAGACCCTGCTTCTACAAATTATATTGCAAGAAGAATTGGTGATAGATTTATTACATTAAATCAAGATGGTAAAATTACTGAAAATGGTGATTACCAAAATCGTTCAAAATATATTAGAGTTGAAGTAGCAGCTCAGGGTTCATTCCCTATATCAGCAGCACCTTTTGGACATGGGGCATATACAAACCCAATTACAGCAACAAATGCTGCAGAATCGTTATTAGTACCTGCTATAACATTACAAACAAGCTCAACTGGAAATACATCATCATCTCCATTATATTATTCTGGATTTGATTTTGAAACTGTTGGTGTGGCAATTGATAACAAACAATATTTAAAACCACTTCCTGCAAATGCACAAACTGGTTCTAACGTAACATTTGCGTTTGATTCTCAATTAAATTATCAAATGACGGGCTCAAATTCGGCAGATATGGTTAAAAGACAGTTTGTATTAGCATTGCAAGGTGGATACGATGGTATGAACCCAACGGTAGCTAAAGCACTTGGAACTGATATCACTCAACAAAATACGCAAGGATTTGATTGTTCAAATGGAGCATCATCTGGTACAACTGCATATTTCAAAGCAATAAACGCTGTATCTAATCCGGATGAGTATGATATTAACTTAGTTGTAACTCCTGGTATCATTCGTTCTCTACACCCATCGGTAACTACTAAGGTTATTGATATGGTTGAAGATAGACAAGATACATTCTACATAGCTGACTTTAGTGAAGCTGATTCCGATATAGCAGATACTACTTTACAATCTAATTCAGTAGATTCAAACTATGTAGCAACTTACTACCCTTGGGTTAAGACAATTGACAATAATAATAATAAAATAATGAGTGTTCCACCTTCAGTATTATTACCTGGAGTGTTTGCAGCTAATGATAGATTGGCAGCAGAATGGTTCGCACCTGCTGGTTTAAATAGAGGTGGTATCACTGGAGCAATTAGTGTATTGAATAGATTAACACATTCTGAAAGAGATACTTTATACGAAAACAAAGTTAATCCAATCGCTTCATTCCCTGGACAAGGTATTGTAGCATTCGGACAGAAGACATTGCAAGATAAAGCATCAGCATTGGATAGAATCAACGTAAGAAGATTATTAATCACTGTTAAGAAATTCATCGCATCTACGTCTCGTTACCTATTGTTTGAACAAAACACTACAACGACTAGAAATAGATTCTTAAACACTGTAAACCCTTATTTCGAAGCAATTCAACAAAGACAAGGTTTATACGCATTCAAAGTAGTGATGGATGAAACTAACAATACTCCTGATGTAATAGATAGAAATGTATTAGCAGGACAAATATTTTTACAACCGGCTAAGACAGCTGAATTCATCGTAATTGATTTCAACATCTTACCAACTGGAGCATCGTTTAACGCTTAATTAAGAAAAAAACGAAAAACCAATATTTATTAATAACAAAATAGAAATTAAAAAAAAATGGCAGAGATACTAGAGTTTGACAAGATGTTCTATACGAACTTCGAACCTAAAATGAAGCATCGTTTTACAATTGATGTAGACGGGCTTCAAGCATATACTATTAAAGTGGCGCAAAGACCGACTATTGCATTTGAAACGGTAACATTAGACCATATTAATATAAAAAGAAAGTTGCAAGGAAAGGGTGAGTGGTCTAACGTAACATTTACACTTATTGACCCTATTGTTCCATCTGCGGCTCAAGCTGTAATGGAGTGGGTACGTTTAGGACACGAATCAATCACTGGTAGAAGAGGTT